GATAAACTTCATGTTAAATTACCTCCATTTTGAAATTGGAGAGACAAAACTTTAAAAGCTCATCTCTCCAGAATTTCCATTACTTTTTAGCCTGCTACTGCGCTACCCTTCTTCAAACCAAAGGTTAAAGCGGAGAAAGGTTTGATCAGAGCACCAGAAAATCTGGACTCGATCAGGTATTTCTGCTGGTTGTAGTCGATGTCGAAGTCGTCGAACATGTTAACTTCGCCACCCTTATCGGCACCAACGTTGTAATCGGCTAAGTTAACCACTACGCCAATCAACGGAAGCTTCTTATCAGTGTCGATGTCAACGGTAACGCCTTCCATCGGCTCAACGGTAACGATCTTTCTTACACGAAGAGCAGTTGCTAACTCCGCCTCAGTCTTGTATAATCTGTGACCAATGCTGTCCTCAAGAAGCAGCATCTCAGTGAGAACATCCTCAGTGGTATAGAAAGTAGGGTTTCCAGAACCCTTATACTTCTTTCTAGCACGGATGATTTCAGTGATTGTGGCTTTAGCGATCTCAGCCATTGTTGCATTTGCGCCTACGGAAACTGCGGTCTGTACGTTGAACAGAGGAGAATCGCTAATGACCGGACGAATGTGATCCTCTTTAATCTTATCATCGGAATCAGATGCTCTGCCATCGCCAATCAGAATAGCTCTTGCTGCTTCCTCGTTAAGCATCAATCTCATTTCTGCACGGATCCATGCGACAACGTCGAAATCTGTAATATCAACCATGTCATCTCGATCGAGCTTCTGTTTCTTGTAAATCGTCTGGGGATCGGTGGTTCTCTTCAGGGTAGTGAATACTTCCTCTTTCTTGAGATTACCCTTGATGTAACCTTTAGCCCTGGCCTCATCCTCTGTAATATTTGCGTACATTGACTTAATCCGGCTAAATGGTGTACGATGTACAGAATCCATAACGTCCTGCACCCAATCCGTATTTCTGGAAATCCACTCTGGAGTATTTGTAATACTCTTGTAATCTGGGAACAGCATGCTTGGATCGTTAAATCCATACTGCTGGCTTCCACTTGCAGTAGTCATACCTGTGGTATCCAAAGCGTGAGCAAGTACTCCGCCCTCTTCTAAATGCATATCAACAGCCTCACGAAGGGAGCCACATCTTTTAGCATCAGCAAAGATAGTCTCCATATCAGAATGGCTAAGTACCGGTCCCTGGCTTGCACCATCTGAGAAAATGTTATGTTTCATTTCGTTATCCTCCTCATTATCTTCATAATCGTCATCGTCTTCACCAGTTGCATCGGCAACCGCCTGACCAATTATAACGGCAACGGCCTGCTTTTGTTTATCGCTTAATGTGTTGAAAATATCACCTATTGATTCATTACTCTTAGGCGACTCTTCTGTTGACTTTTCATTTTCCTTCTTGGACTCTTCTCCCATTTCTTTATCCTCCTTTTTAGAATCCTCCATGGCATGTTCTAAATAAATGCCTTCTTCAGTATAGAATAACCCTTCGTCGTCTCCGTCTTCCATTGGCTCACCATGAGCTAATACGGATTCAATAAATGCGCCAGGGTTTGCTCCAGCTAACACCAGACTAACTTCTCGAATAACGCCATGAATAACATCGCTTCCCATTTGCTGAAGTCTATTGGCCCAAATACTAAGTGCCGTAACATCTCCATGCTTAACGGCTAATTTGGCATCTGTTCCAGCAGGAGTATCGTTGAAGCTGCAATACGCATACACACCTTCATCTCGATTTTCTAGGATCGCATGACCTAAAATATCTGATGGGCTATTATGCTGATGATTCCATACCAAAGGCACTTTCTGACCATCATTAACACTAAATGCACCGCGACGAATAATACGACCATCTGCGCATTTCAGGTCATTCTTTGAGGCCCAACCCTGGAAATCACATTTCCCTTTCATTGTTAATTACCTCCTTTTTATTTGCAATTTCTTTATCAAATTTAAAAATCTGAAATTCTCTATTCGTCTACTCCTATTTATGTGTTATAGCTCCATAAAGTATTTAAGACTTTTTCAATGATTTTGAAATTCTAAGCATTATTTTTTTCTACATCAATTACCTCCTTAACCTCTTCTTGTTTGTCGGAAGCTTGGTTTAAGTTGGCGTTGATTAATTGATCCGCTTTCGGATCGTTAGACGGTTTCATACCAATAACGGCTCTAATCTCATTCGATGACATTATTTCGTTTCTGGTAAACTTGTCCGCTATTTCAGCAATCTGCGAAACTGGAACTAGTTTGAATGGGTCTCTGAAGAATCGAATTGCTTGTCCTTGTGATTGCGCTGTTCTAGACAACCAAGATCGCTCCATCGCTTCAACAATGGCTGAGACGATTGGCTCAATGGTTCTGTTATAGTAGTTTAGAAGTACCACATCACTTGCCGTACCATTGAATATTTCTTTCGAGAGACCAAGCTGACTAAACAAATCTGTAGTTAAGTCTTTCGCCTGTTCCCATAGGTTATTCTCTAAGGAACGATTTAGCTGAACAATCTTTTCAGTTCCGTCGATGTATGCAATTCCATATTGAGAGCTAGTTAGCTGATCGACAATCGCTTGTCTTCTTGTTTCGGCTTGTTTCGTTCTGGCATCTCCACGAATTACATAAGGTAACTGAATGATCATATCGAGTTTACCTGAGCTATTCTGCTCATTTGTACGATCAATCTGATTTAAGATTCTTATCAGACGTTGTGCCGTCGAGTTTGTCTCATTCATGATTGCATAGAATGGGTTCTCAATAATTGCACAAATCCGTTTTTCCAAAAGCATCTGAACTTTTTGTCCAGAGTCCTCGTTATAGATCTCAACCCTTATATGTTTCGGAAACCACTCTAAAATTCGAGCAGTTCTGGCTTTTAAAACTTTGAATGAATCGGTGTCTTTTGGATCAATGTCCGTTTCAAATGGTACAACTGCGATGCAACCTTCATCTAACATTGAGATTACAATATCTCGTATAAGCGCTCTACCGGTTTGATCAATGTTCGCTTCCTTTGATAGAACTCGATTAAGACTACTGTCTATAATGTCGGTAAATTTACCATCATCACCAACTCTAACGTGGTTAAAGTTAATGGACGAACAATCGACTGCTATCCAGTTATACACCGAAGATATGATTGACTTGGCACTTCCATTTCGAAGTCTAGGTCGACTAGGATTTACAGTACTGCTGTATCCTTTGTATTCATATTGAGTCGGTGATCTCCCGAGGAATGCATTCCAAGCATTCTTTAATCTCTCACCTACTGCAGCCATTCGGACATTCCCCCTTTTACATTTTGATTCATTTTGAATTTTCACCTACTTTTTATTATAGACTGAGAGAACTTTCTTCATATCAATACCCTTTGATGAAGCTGTTGTAGATGAACTGCTAGTTGAAGATTTGGTTGAACTCTTAGTCTTTGATTTTTTCTTCGTTGATTCGCTTGATGACTTCTTCTTACTGCTTGAGGTATTTGACGATTTCTTTTTACTGCTTGAAGAACTTGATCCAGAGGATTTCAGCATTTGGTTTACTATTTTCTGGATCGAATCGTAATCATCGCCAAGGAGTTTCTTTCGTGTTTCACCGTTTCCGAAACTGCCTTTAATCACCTCTTTCGCTAAAGCTTTTAAATCATCGTCGCTAAATGAACTACCCTTGGAATCCGAATCCGTAGATGATCCAAACGTTTTAGTACCGGCTAGAACCTCTTTTAAAATGTCAGACATTTCATCCTTACTACTAGAACTATTTGAGTTAGATGAATCATTGGATTTACTTTCCGACACACTCTTTATGGTCCCAGTTCCAGTTTTACCGCTTGTCTTTAAAGAATCTATGGTTCTACCATTCTTATAACTATTTGGGTAATAGTATGTTCCATCAACACGCTTAACATATTTGTGATCTTCCCAGGTTGATCCTTTTGCACTATGCATTAGCGACTGTAGACCAGTGCCGTAAAAAGATCTATAATCTGGTCGTATCAAATTATCTACCTCCCATCAACAATCTAACTATACTTTTGTCCATAAGCATTTGCCAAATACATACTCTTTGAGTTTTGTATAACACTGTTGATGTATTTCTCACCAAGTGTTTGCATTTCCTTGGTTGATGAGCTATCCAACTTAGATAATTTCTTCAAGGCCTTTTCATAATATTTTTTACCTTTATACTCCAGCTTATTTACTTTACGTTGTGCCTTACTTGCTTTCTGAAAAGCTTTGTTAGCGGACTTCTGAGAAGAAAAGAAACTATTCGATTTTCTCTCAGCTTTCTCATATAGCTTATTTGCCTTCGCCTGATTCTTTTGAACCTTTGATTCTATCTTTGTTAACTTTTTAGTGGCTTTTGTCTGTAAAGAGGAAGCTTTATTAGCTTTTTTCGCGGCTTCTCCAACCTCTTTTCCACTTCCTTTATAACCACTCGGATACGATTGATAACGGCGGATTCCCCATTTCATTCCGAGGATTCCATGATGATAAAGTTCGTTTTGATTCATTTTGAATTTTCACCTTCTTTTTATTAATTTAATCAAACAGATCGGTATTTGCTTTATAGGCTATATAGGCGTCCATCATCGCCGCCACATTATCGATCTTTTGGTCTTGACGTTTCTTGTAAAGCTTTCTATTCCCATTGGTATCTTCTAAGGCAATGCAGTTTCCCATAGCAAATGTCATTAGAGCTTCATCAAATAGAAGCAATCGATCTTCCGCCATCTTACGTAATTCGCCTAGTGGTACGGATTCCGTCTTTGCTCCTTGCGGAACTTTTGTTATACCGTAGGGTCCATTTTCCCGTTCCCATCGATCAATGAATTCTTTTGCATTATACGGATCGTAACCGACACACCGAACATCATATCCAGTATCCAGAATCATCTGATCTAGATCTTCAAATACTTCGTCTAGATTTAGAACAGTTCCGTCCATGATGATTAGGCTCCCTTCCTCAATAAATTCTTCGTACTTAATTCGCATAGCAGCTTGAAGCCGCATGTGTGTGCGTTCGGTTATGTAAGAACGAGTCTTGATTCCAAATTCACCTCTTTTGAGCGGGAACATAAATGTAAAAGCGCAGAAGTCGTCGCCTTGCGATAAGTCAATACCTAGTGCGCAGGGCATTTGCCAATACATTCTTCTTTTATGTGGGAGGGTTTGCTCATATGTAAAGAAGTAAGTGTAACCTTCCATTGGAATTCCGAAACGTTTAGCCAAAATATCATGAGATGCGGCTGGCGCTTTCTCTGCACGTTCGACATCGTTCTGATACACTTCATAGTCTACCGTTAGACCTAAATTCGGATTTGCTTTGATCCACATTTCCGGGTCGTCTACTTCTTTTACATCATCAAGTTTGTACCACCAGATTGACACGTTTGGAGCATTATAATCGCCTTTTAAAATATCCATCAGCTCCATCTTAATAGTATCGCCAGGACCATTACGTACAGTTCCTTCTGAACTCATGGCAATAATAAGATAGTCGTCTACTTTCGAAGCCCCTTGCTCCAGAGCTCCTATAACGTCTTCTCGAATGTCGCCGGATAGCCATTCATCGACCGTTGAGTACTTATTCTGCAAACCCTGTAGTTTTGCAATACTCATTGGTCGCACTTCTAATAAGGAATTTGTGAGGAAGTTCTCTATTCCTTTCTTTGTGGCTGCCAGTTTTACACGATCGGCTTTAGATCCGGTTGTATTTTGAATTGAGCCCATTGTTAAAAATTTTAAAAGCGGCCCCCTGGCTCTGGCTATAGCCGTTCGGAACGGAGATAGTATTTCCTCTGCCTGTTTCATCGTCGGGGCGCTTGTGACTTGGTGCGTTGTTGATGTATCAACCACTAACCCATAAGCCTGATGGCATTCACCGTATACGGTCTTAGCCGCACCTCTGGCGACGATAAGATACTGCTTATTGATAAGTCGTTTCTTTATGGTTCTTCGAACGTAGTGTCCACCATGACCGTTCTTATTTGGTCGATAAACGCTTTTTTCAATAAAGTAGTACCACCCATATACTTGTTCGCCCCATAACTTAAAGGAGTCGAGGAGATAAAGGTCCGAACCATCAGTCAAGGTTAATTCGTTCTCACAGAATCGGATCCAGCCTTCAACCGCCTCGTCGTCGTAATAGATTCCAGGATTTCGAATTAGGTCATCAATTCGATTCATCTCCATGGAGATAGTTTCACAAACTGGAAAGTCCCCCCTTATGACTGCTTCTCTGAATTCCCTATAATAACGAGGGGTAGCAGTATTAGAAATGCTCATGACTAATCACCATCCGGTTTTATCTATTTTTTTTCTTCCCCTCTCCACCAACTATTGGCCATGGGTTTTTAGAACCCTCAGGGGTGGCATTGTAAATTTTGGCAATTTGGTTATACGTTTCAGTTCCAATTTTTGTCCAGTCGGTAACCGTCTTAAGAGTTTTCATGATGTCATCAACCTTATCCATGTTTGACTTAATCTGCTTCTGTGACATACTCGACAACTGAGCTTCCAAATTCAAGCGAGTTACGGCAGCTTGTAGTTCTTGATTTGTTAGCCGACCTTTATACTTCATAACTTCTTGAGCAGTTCCGGATTTTAGCACTCGTTCTTTGTTTGCTTCGAGCTTTTTTTCAGCGGCTTCTTTTGCCACAGATTTAGCTTTTTCCTCAGCTGCTTGTTTTTCAGCTTTCGCTTTCTTTTTGGATTCTATATAACCAGCTATTCCACGCTTCTTGGATGTCGAGTCAGACGACCGTAAAACCCTAGCTTCTCCAACCTCTTTTCCATTACCAGAATATCCTTTTGGGTATGGCTGATAACGGCGGATTCCCCATTTCATTCCGAGGATTCCATGATGATAAAGTTCGTTTTGATTCATTTTGAATTTTCACCCGCTTTCCTTAAAGGTATCTTCTGGATCAACTTGATAGCTTAAGCGGCATTCAGCCTCTTTAATCATCTCTTTCAAACTCTCTAAAATTGATCCATTTGTTGGCGGGTCAAATCCCAACTTGGTCTTGTAGAATAGATAGAGTTTAACCAATTGAAGGTTTGGCTCTTTCTCCCCAAGAAAGTCGGCGTACGTTTCTGTGTTGCCGGTAATTGAAAAACCAGTTGGTGGTCCAACACCGATCTGCGTAAGTATCGAGATGGCACCGTTGATCTGCATGATTAAATCTGGATCAAACACTGTGATTTCATCAGAAAGTCCAAGAAGTTTTTTAACCGATGAAAGTATACCATCCATTGTTTACACCTCTTTCATACAGTAAGCCACAGCAACGTATCCAGTCACGCCTTTAAACTTGATTTTGTAAAAACCTTCGGACTCACCGAGAACTGTGACCTTGTCGCCCTCCTGAAGAATCTGGAGCTCATTACCACTCTTAATCTCTGGAGTCTTACGCATGTTGACGAACTTTGAATTGGCTATAACCCCATATACTTTTTCAGCTTTCGGGGCTGATGTCTCCTCAATCACCGGAGACGTAGCGGTTTCCATAACTTCAGTTTCCTCAATTACTTCTTCTCTTACTTTAGATGTTCTTGCCATTGTTATCACCTCCATGGACATGTGTCGTTTTTTGTTCTTATTGCTGGCCCTTTTGCCAGAATATCTTTATCCCCGTAATGCATTGCATTGTGGGTATTCAAGGAAGTTGAGATTAGGAATTCTGGATCGAACACGCAATCTCTCTTCTCTAGAATATCGTCAATTGTAATTGGGTTAAGATGGTGTATGTAAATGTTTCCAGCAATGGGGTAATCCTCATGTGCTAAGTCATAACCATCATCTCGAAGTATAACTTCTCTTCTAGTGGTTTTCCAGTCTCTAGATTTGTAGAGTATCTGGTTTAAATATCGATGACCACCGAACGTTTCTTCCCCAACTGTTCCACCGAGCTTAGTGTATTCGAATCGGTCTTCAAACGATGGGATTTCTATCAACTCAGAATATGTTTTAATAGTCTTCATCATCGTATTCCTCTTCTATGGCTAAACCTTGATAACTTTTCATTGCCATTAAAGCTGCGGACATTAATTCTTTAACATCTTCGCTCGATTTCATTGCTTCTATCTTTGCTTCGGCAACCTTTAGATCACTTTCAACTTTTGCTTTCTCCAATTGAGCTTTTGCAGTCCCCAAATTAAGGAGAGTTGTGATGATCTGGGACGATGCCGTACCATCTCTAAGTTTTTTTTCTGCCAAATTCATTGCAAGGTTGATTAATTGATTTTCTCTTGCTTCTGGTGTTCTGGCCGGTGCTGACTTTTTAGCCATGTTCTCTCTCCTTTCTAAATAGTTCTCCAGTACTTTTTACAAGGATGCGGGCAGTTATTGTTCCAAATATAATACTTAAGGAGGTATTATTTTACTCAAAAAACTGTAAACTTTGAAAGGAGCGTGGGATCGAGTTTCCACTTTTGTTGTTCAAGCGCCCACACCCCTGTAAAAAGTACTGGAGAAGTCTACTAAAATATCCCCCCGGAGAAAAATATAAG